TCGAAATTCAAACACAGCCCAGACTACAGAAGTCTTGGGTATTACTATGGACAGACCAAATGCGCTGTCCTTTCTAGATGGGATTATTGCCGCCCTTGCCCGCAGTGGTGCGGGAAGAGAGGGGCTCCTAGCAAATGATAAACTAGAAATTCTCAAACTCCTTCCGGAGTGGCGAGATTTCTTTTTTGCTAGATGTACTGAGCCTCTGGTTGATATATCAGAACGAGATATCACCAGGAGAGGTAGATCTAAGAACCGATCTATCCCTCATCAGTGGAAGGTACTAGGGGAGTGTCCTTACGAGGCCTTGTATTTCGCTCGCGCGATCTACGAAGTTTTGTTCGATCACAATCCTAGTTTTATAAGGCTTCCACTGGAGAGTCTCTTTTCTTTGTTCTTCATCGTCCGTACTTGGCCTAGAACTTGCTTTGTACGGTACGCCAAATATTGTACTGTTTGGCCACTTGCTCGCTACCTTCAGCAAGAGCTCCCCGAGGTGCCACGAGGTTTCGTGTGGCATCCTCTTTTGTTCACTGGTCCAGCACGTCGTATTCTTAAGAATCGACTTGTGTCCCTCAACCGTTCAAACTCCAGACTCTTCAACTCCTATTTGCAAGGAATTAAGAGGGGATGTGCCGTGGTCGATGACTCCTATATTCTGTCTTCTCTGAGATCACATCAAAAGAGAATGACTGCTCAAGATCCAATGAGCGAGGAATTTGAAGGCATCTTCCAGGATTACTGTCTCCGTCTTATACCAAATGCCGACCCTCATTACAGGTTACTTTCTACTCTTAAGGGAGAGAAAGTGAAACTTGCTCAGAGAGATCGCGATGGCTATGCAGCTAGAGGCGTTGAGTTTGAGGTTCCGCGTATGGTACTTCTAGAGGCCTCCCCCTCGGCAGCGTTCGAAAGCTTCCGTAGTGAAGGAGGTGGTCGGGAATTCATACGTGGTGATCTTGATATTGAGTTACTCAAGATGGTTGAGACTGCACCTTCGAAGGTGTCAGGTCTAATTGGAAAGGTTGCCCCTCCTTTTAGAGACGCAGTTCGTTCAGCTCAGACTTCCTCATCGATTGGGAAGGCGACTGTTTCTGCGGTGCTGGAACCACTTAAAGTCCGCTTGATTACTAAGGGCTCGGCTCATTCTCAGTGGGTTTCACGGTTCTTCCAGAAAGGTTTGTGGGGTTACTTGCAAAAGTTTCCTCAGTTTGCCTTAACTGGTCGTCCTTTGGATATATCCGACTTATCTGGGATAATCCTTCGTGAAAAGAAGGTGAGCGCTCGCCATGAAAACAATTTTGGCATACCCCTTTGGAGGGATGCTAAATGGGTTTCTGGTGACTACTCTGCCGCCACTGATGGTATGTCCATTTCGGCCACACGCTCTCTTATAGAGACTTTTCTCCTTGCTAGCAATTTCCCTCCAGAGGTTGAGCTTGTTCTTCGTTCAGTTATTTACGAACAACAGATTCATTATCCTAAGAGATTTTGCGTTGACCTCAAATATTGTCGTTGCGACAAATCTGAGGATGTACCTAGAACTTGTGAGTTCTGTACTGATAGCTTCGGGAATCCTCTACTCGAGGAAGATTGTGTGGAACAGACGAATGGCCAACTTATGGGCTCAGTCCTATCTTTCCCTATCCTGTGTTTAACGAATCTCTTGTGCTATTGGATAGCCTTTGAGAGACGTTTTGGCATGAAGTTCCGGGTGAGTGATCTCCCAGTTCTTGTCAATGGTGATGACATCCTCTTTCGGGCGGATGATCATCTCTACGAGATATGGAAAGATGTAATCAAAGAATGTGGTTTTGAACTTTCTTTGGGGAAGAATTATATTCATGGTAGCATGCTGATGGTGAATTCTGAATTATTTTCCTATTCAGAAACCTCTAATGCTCTTCCCAGCTTTAGGAAGATCCCGTTCTTCAACGTGGGACTCCTTACGGGCCAGTCTAAGATTGCTGGCCGCGAAGCTGCGGATCGTACTATACCCTTACCTGCTATTTGGAATGAAATCATGTTAGGTGCTACCGACGAGAGTCGGGCACTTCATCGTTTCATTCATTATCAGAGGTCTGACATAAATCGATGGACTGATAGAGGGAAATACAACCTATTCGTACCCGTTTGGCGGGGCGGTTTAGGTATGGTAAATCCTCCTCTACACAGTTTTGAGGTCACAGCCTTTCAACAAAGGTTTGCGACACTAGTTCGAAATCGTCAACTTGAGGCCTATGAGAGCGGTAAGCTACCTAGTGGCTTAGCTTGTGGTATAGTTCGGGAGTTAGAGGGTGAAGTGCTAAGATACAAACACTTCTATCACCTTCTTGAAGTACAATATGGTCCTTTACTATCGAATCAATATGATCCTCTCGATATGGATGTTAAAGTTCCACTCTTATCAACGACAATGGATCCTGAATCTCTCATGAAGCTGCGATTACCAAAGAATTTGGAATCGATACGCTCAGGTGAGGTTTCAAAGATGTCATTTGTTGATATGATGGAACCAGCTCCTCGGCTCGTAGAGTACGACCTTCCTGAAGGGGAGGCCGATTCCTCTAAGAGACTCCAGCAACAACATTATTTAGATCTGCTTCAACAGCATGTTCTAATACATGATCGTCTTCCAAATTTCTCTGAAGACCGTGCTCTGGAGGCTTTAGCCAGTTCCATTCTCTAATATCGAGACGTCGTGGGGGCAACGACGTTAAATAAGTGTCTCATTGGGTTCCAGTATATAAATCGTCCAAAACGGTGTGTTATCTTGAAGAAACTACACTTAATACTTCCGTACTAAATGGATAGCTTTCGGGCTATCTTAAAGTTGTCTACAGACTGCACGGATGAGCTTTGGCCGCGTAGTATGAATGCGATTCAGGCTATTCTATCGATTAGAGTTTAACTCGAAAGGGAATAGTGCCACCTTGCGTGGTTTACTGATGGTTGGTTCATACGAAGTCTAAGGTCTACTGGGATGTACAGTCGCTCCTGGCAGGAGGGATCCAATACAATGCCAAACCAAATGATAGTAAAGGCGCCTAGGGCGCAGAAGAAGAACAAGAAAGGGAACGCGAGTCGTTCAATTGCAGGTCCATCTCGGATTATTGAGATGGACGCACCTGTAGCGAAGAGCTACAAGATCATGACTGGAAGGCCTTCGGTGAAGGGTTCTGGTCAGTCCGTTCGAGTGCGACATAGGGAGTTGGTGGTACCGACTATTGCAGGTACCTCTTCTTTCGCTGTCGCGAACTCGTTGTCACTGAATCCCGGTCTATCCGGCGTCTTTCCTTGGCTCTCTACCATAGCTGCAAACTGGGAACAGTTTTGCTTCCATGGCTTAAAGGCCGAGTACATCCCGATTGCACCCTCATCAACTCAGGGAGATATTTTGTTATCCCCTGACTACGATGCGAGTGATCCTGCTCCGACCACGGAACAACAAGCAGCTAACAACAAGGACTCAGTAATGGATTCTTGTTGGAAACGGCTCGTTCTCGTGTTCAATAAGCAGTCGATGATGGCTCTTGGTCCAAGACGCTTCGTGAGACAATCAGCTGTTGCTGGTGATATCAAAACGTTCGATGTTGGTAAGTTGTTTGTTTGTTCGAACAACGCCTCAGGGAGTCCCACCTTTGGGAAACTCTTTCTGGAGTATGATGTGGAGTTCTTTATTCCACAGTCATCACCCAACACCGATACCGCTCCTTTGAGTACTAGCCTGTTTACTCGGGCTACTAATCAATCTTTCACCAGTGGAGTTGCTGCTCCGATTCAGTATGCTACATCCAACTTCGATCCTTTGAGTATCGGTCCTGCGGCTGCTGGGGTGTTTACACCTCCGGCTGGTTGCTACAAGATCTCAACTTCCGTTTCCGCTGCGGATAATGCTAATGAGGTGTTTATCGCCCAATTATCATTATTCAAGAACGGAGCGGCTTTGTCGAATGCTGTTGGAATGGAGACAATCTCTGCGGGTTCCGCCGATGGGGCTATTTCTTGCCTCTCTCTCGAGGGAATCCTTCCTATGAACGGATCTGACACCTTCCAGGTACAGTGTACTCTGACAGGTAATGCTGGCGCGTTAGATATTCAGGCTGGGCTTGCTCAGCTTGTTATCTCTCTTGCCTGAACGACTTTGTAACACTATACATTATAGGGCACAAGGTGAGACGAACGGTAACCTTTATATATGGAACCGGGTACTTTAAACTTTTCTTCTAAAGTAGGCCCTCGGTCAAAATTCTGATATTCCATATTTGATTTAAGGTCAGATTACTCTTAGTCTTCCTCTAGAAAGAACATTTGCACTTAGCCATGGCCCAGCTTTTTAGCCTAAATCCATGGTGGTATGTGCTTATCTTCCCAATAGAGGGGCGGTCTATTCAACCGTCTCGTTGTTAATGTATAGTGCGTTCTGAGACTCTCAACTCTCTTTCCTTTTCCCATCGGCTACTTGATCATAACCTGATTGAGTAGAGGCCCCTGTGTTATTGCAGGGGCGTGTGACA